GAGACCACGGAGTTCTTCAGCAATAGCTTTAACATAGGTATATGAGTTTACTATAGACCCTTTATACCTCTGTGAAGCACAGATGTTTAGGTAATCTACAAATATTATATCAGGTTTTATACTTCTTTTCAAAGCAAGGTCACTAAGTAATGATTTAAAATGTCCTACATGTGCAGAAGCAGTAGGGTATTCTTTAATGATTAACTTACCTTGTGTCTTCTTACTTAGTGATGTTATCTTTTTATCAAACATTACTTTAGGAAGATCAACTATTTTTTGAATGGGTATATTCAAAAGGTTAGCATCTATTCTTTCGGCAATCTTTTCTTCAGCCATCTCAAGGGTAATATAAAGAACATTCTTACCTTGGAGTAAACAAGAAGCAGCAACATGACACATGAAGAGAGACTTACCCACACCAGTACCTGCAAGAGCAATGTTGAGAGACTTATTACAAAGACCGCCTTTTGTGATCTTGTTGAAGAATTCCAAATCGAACGGAATCTTCTCTTCTTTTTGATGATAGAACTCATACCTTTCCTCTGCATCCGACATGTAATCATGACCAACAGACTGATCGAAAGATACTCCTAACGCTTCCGAAAGAATAGAAGGAATAGCACCTTTATCCTTCTTGGAATCCTGTCCGTCAGCAATCTTAACAGATTCCATAAGAGATAGGTAGATCGCACGCTCTTGACACCACTTTTCTGTAGTATCCACGAGCCAATCGTATTCCGAGGGATCATTGGAAAGGACATTTAAAACCTCAACTGTTTCTTTAAATTGATCTTCAGATAGATCACTTCTTTCTTGACATTCAATACCAAGGGCATTTAAAGATGGTAGTGCATCATACTGAGTCACATACTCATGGATTTCTAGAAAGATAACCTTATGAGATCTGTCAGTAAAATAATCTACCTTCAAGAATGGAAGAACCTTCCGTGTATACTTCTCATTATAGAGGAGATTGCTTAGAATTGTGACTTCTAAATTCATAGGTAGTGTAAATAAGTTCCAACGATATACTTGTTGTCTGACTCAGGAGGTAGACCTGCATGACGGTATTGCCATGTGGAAGGAAACATAAGAACTCTACCTGTTTGAGGAGCAATCATTTCTCCTAATCTAGGGAAAGATGTTTCTCCACCTACTGAGACATTGTTTAAGTATAGGAATAAAACTAAAAATCTGCGAGCAGAATTGTAGTCTCCTACATCAACATGATCTTTGAATTGATCATGACCGTTATTATTATAATACTTTACTCGATATTCTTCAAATGAATACCTTGAAGGGAAGTCAACCTCAACCTGTAAGGAGTTCATATACAACTGGATACAATCAACAAATACATCTTGTATTGTTTTTTGTATACCCATCCAAAGAGGATCTTTATCAAGATACCTCTGTGATATATTTACCTCAGTAAATGAGGGTCTTTGCTCACGATCAACAACAGTTTTATCTGTATTGTTATAAGCTTCAATTACAGAATCACAAAATGTTTTTTCAAACATTTGATCATACACCTTAATATAATCTTTTAGATTAGTTGCCATAGCGAAACTCCTTGGCAGCAGCTTCGTCTAATTTATTCATTACTTCTGTTGTGAAGTATTTGTCAGGATCCTTGAGAATAGCAGAAGGATAGACGCTAGACTCCCCAACAACAATACGATTTCCCTTACGTTCAAAGACTCCATACTTCTCACCCAACTCCAATAGTCCGTAGTACCTATCAAGTCCACGGTCAAAAAATAATCGAGTCTCGACACTTGAATTCTCCTTCGTTAGTCTGGACTTCTGGGTTTTACATTTGATAATATTTCCAACAACTTCCTTACCATCTTTTTCCTTCTTCTTTGATAGATATACAATTGTTGATGCAGCGTATTTGAGTCCACTACCGCCTCCCATTTCTTTAGTTGGAATGTATGCACCTACCACATCATAAGTATGATTGGTAACAAGTAAGGGAACTCTTGCTTTCCCTAACTTTAAAGTTAGCACACGGAAGATAGATTTAACAACTTGTGCACGAGTCATGTCACGAGTCTCTTTACCTGCTTCAGAGTCTTCTATCTCTTTACTGGTAGAGAGCATACCTAATGAGTCCAGAACGAACATCATAGGTTTCTTATCATCTAACTCTGTATATTTATCAAGGATTTTAATTGCTTGAGTTCTAAATTGTTGTACTGTAGTAACAGGCACAATCATCATTCTATTAGAATCAATACCTCTATCCTCAATCATCTGTTTGCTAATAGCAGATTCAGATTCAAAATAGATTACGCCTGCATCAGGATTACTCTCAAGGAAATGTTGCACAATACCAAGACAAAAGAAAGTCTTACCAGTACTGCTTTCACCTGCAATAGCAGTGATCTTGTTTCCAGGGACTCCACCATAGATAGATCCACTAACGAGAGCGTTAAACACATAAGAGCCAGTGTCAATGTAACCGCTAGTGTCACCAGCTGCCACTCCATCACTAACGAGAGTTGCGTATTCATTGTCGATCTCCTTTACTATGTCTTTTAGAAAACTCATTCTGTAACTGTCAATAATTTAGTAATAAAATTAGAACGTTTCATTGCACGTTCAAACCACTGTGCTTCCTTGATATCATTAAAGGTTTTGGATCTGGCATGTTCGCCTGCACCAAATGCTTTCTGATACTCTACAAGGTAAATTGCTTTTTTCATCCAAATAAAAACTCCAGAGATGCTACTTTTTCGGGTTGCCACCCAATAACATCCATGATGACCTTAATTGGATCAAGGAAGCTCTTGTTAAATTGTAGTTCATAGTCCACATGTTTGTCAAGTCCAAGTTCTTTTGGAAATGTATTTAAGTAACTAATCACGTTTTCACCAATTTTGTTAGGAGTCTTTAGATAAACAAATTTAATCTTTTCACCGTCTTGTATTAGAGGATACTTATGCGTCAATTTGCTTTTCTTATTGTAATGGTTATAAAGCAGTGCACCACGCACATGAATGGGTGTGCCTTTGCTATAAACACTCGATGGGTTAGACCATTTATTTAGATTATTGCAACCTCTAGGAAATGAGATATCTTCGATTGGTAATTCTTCAAAGTGAGATTTGAAATTAGATACAAACTCTTGTGCTGCTTCTTCATCCTCATTCATAATAACTGTAAGACAATCTCTGATTGAGTTTCTACATGCAGCAGGTGTTGAAGATTTAACGCACTCGATACCCATAACCTTAAGTTTAGGTTGAGTATACCTGACACCTTCACTATCCCATACATTAAGAATGTAGCGTTTCTTCGCAGTCCAGATGCCCTTGTTAGCGATGTTCTCTCGCTTCATGACCATCTTTTGATCATACGCTCCTACATAGTCGGCCAACGCTTGGTAAGAACTTTCAATATATTTTTCAAGTTCCAACTTACAGATCTTATCAATGAACGTAACGATGCTCTCAGCATTCGCTTCTCTCCCTTTGTATACACTTTGAACCAAAGGACCGAGATTAAGATATATGCTATCAGTATCACTTGCAATGACATAATCCTCCTCTGTTGTTTTAAGTAATTTATTTAGATACTCATTCATCCGTTGTTCAATCCAACGGATACTTACTTGTCCTGAGAGTGTGATCGCTTCAGCGTTCGCAAGATTGTAGTACCTGAAGTATTGGTTGCCGATAGCACCGTAGGCAGAGTTAAGTTGGATCTTTCTTGCCATTTGGATGTTATTAAATTTAGCAATATCTTTTGAGAGTCTATCGGATGATTTTGTTTCATTCTCTTGCTTTGCTATTAACATCTTCTTTTTATATATCGTCCGTTCATCATAGATCTTCTGCATCATCTCTGGAAGGAAACCATGAATGTCTTTACGATATTGTGCACCGTTAGCACATACAGCAAACTTTCCATCAAAATCAATCTCTTGTTTTAAGATCCTTTCAACGCTCGCACTGGGATGTCTAGTCTCCCAGAGGGTTTCTGGACTGATATTGTACTGCATAATAAGATGAGGATACAGACTGTTGAGGTCAAAAGAGACCACCCAATCATACTTTCCTGGTATCGGTTCCTTGACATAAGCACCTGCGTA